GCGGGCGGGGCAAACGTGAAGGTCGCCGGGCTCACCGGGCGCATCCGCGGCATGAAGTTCAAGCGCGCGGACGGTTCCTCCGCCCGGCCGGACCTCGTCATCTGCGATGACTGTCAGACCGATGAGAGTGCAAACAGCCTTTCCCAGTGCGTCACGCGCGAGCGCATCCTCTCCGGTGCCGTGCTCGGGCTCGCCGGCCCGGCCTCCAAGATCGCGGCCCTCATGCCCTGCACGGTCATCCGACCGGGTGACATGGCCGATGTCATCCTCGATCGGAAGAAGCACCCCGAGTGGAACGGCGAGCGGACGCAGCTCATCTACGAGCACCCGACCGATACGAAGCTGTGGGAGGGGTATGCCGAGGTGCGCGCGGAGTCGTTGCGCCAGTGGGGGGACATCCGGGACGCCACCAAGTTCTACCGGGAGCACCGGGAGCAGCTCGACGCAGGGGCGCGGATCGCCTGGCCGGAGCGCTTCCATCACGACGAGGCGAGCGCGATCCAGCACGCGGTCAACCTCCGGCTGCAGGACGAGGTCGCCTTCTGGTCCGAGTACCAGAACCAGCCCATGGTGGAGCGCGGGCTCGCCGACGTCGGCATCCTGACCGCCGACCAGATCGCGGCCAAGGTGAACGGGATCGAGCGCGGCATGGTGCCTCTCGACGCGACGCGGCTGACTGCCTTCGTCGACGTGCAGCAGAACCTGCTCTACTACGCCGTCCTCGCATGGCGCGACGACTTCACGGGTTATGTTGTCGACTACGGCGCGCACCCGGACCAGGCCCGCGACTATTTCACCCTGCTGGATGCGCAGCACACCCTCGGCCTGGCGGCGAAGGGCGCCGGCCTCGAGGGCGCCATCCTCGCCGGACTCGACGCCCTGACGGAAAAGCTCTTCGGGACGCCGTTCATGCGGGAGGACATGTCGCCGATGCGCCCGTCCGTATGCCTGGTGGATGCCTCGTGGGGCACCTCGACCGCGATCGTGCACCAGTTCTGCAAGCGGAGCTTGCACGCGGCGAACCTTCTTCCGTCGCACGGGCACTACATCGGGCCGGGTGGGCGGCCGATCGAGCAGTGGAAGAAGAAGCCGGGCGACCGTGTCGGGCTCGGCTGGCACATCGGCGCCAAGACCTCGAGGGAAGCGCGTCGCGTCCTGTTCGACTCCAACTACTGGAAGAGCTTCCTGCACGCACGGCTCGCCGTGACGATGGGAGACCATGGATGTCTAAGCCTCTACGGGCGGAACCCCAACCGCCACCGGATGATCGCGGAGCACTTGACCTCGGAGTTCCGGACGCGAATGCAGGGGAGCTCGCGTGTGGTGGACATCTGGAAACTCCGTCCAGGGCAGCGCGAAAACCATCTGCTCGACTGCCTCGTGGGGGCGGGGGTGGCGGCAAGCATTCTCGGCGTGACGCTCCAGGGCATGCCATCGACCAGGATTGGCCCGCGGCGCAAGGTGAGCCTGGCGGAGCGGGCGGCGCGCTCCCATGCCAGGGCGGGGTGGCATGGATGAAGCGCCATCCGCCGTCGAATGGGACCGGAAAAATCGACACGGCGTCCGAGGACCGCGGGCTCGAGTGCTGGCGGTGTGGGTGCCGCCACTTCTACACAATCCGGACGGAGCCCACGTGGGGGAGGCAGGTTCGCCGCCGGCGCGAGTGCCGGAACTGTGGGGCGCTCAAGACGACCTATGAGGCGGACCGGCGTGGAAAAGGTAGTCCGTAAGTAGTCCCTTGACAGGGCTCATGCCTTCGGCGGCGGCGGCGGCTCAGTCAGGTCCCACCCGCAGAACGGGCAGAACGTGATGTGGTCCTGTTCGTCACCCAATGTCCAGCCGCCGAGGACCCTGCCGTCTTCAAGCGGGAGGTCGTTCTTCCATACTCGCGGGTCTCCGCACTTCGGGCAGCTCATGCCTTCTCCTTGTCGATCATCTCGCAGGACCTGCCAGGTTTGCAGCTCGCTCATGGTGAGTCCTTCGGCGGCTCGGAGATCTCAAAAGGCAGAGGCCCGTAGAACCACTTCCAATCGTCGAGCGACTGGTCGTTGTGGTGATCGACGATCAAACCGAGCGGCGTTGCCAGGATCTCGAGCGCCCGCTTTCGTCCATCTCGATCCACCAGCCCGTACAGGCCCGGCACCGTGGGTTTCTCGCGCGTCCACTTGAGCGGCGGCGCGGCGAGGTTCGCCCCGCAGAACGGGCAGAAGGTGATCACCGGCAGCGACTCTCGCGCCTCGTACTCCGCGCCGACCTCAAGATGCCACGTCGCATCACCACCGTGTTTGGATGGCGAACGCACGTCCTGGTTGCCGCATTCCGGGCAGCTCATGCCGGGCGCTCCTTCTCGATCAGGTCGCGGAGCAACTTGATCGCTCTCGCGGCTCCAACGCGCCTCGCATCGTTCGGTGATTGCTCTGAATGCAGGCGATCGTTCATGTATTCCACGCTGGCGATCAGTTTCTTGACGTCCTCAAGCGCCGCGATCCGCGCAGCCTTCCCGCGAGCGGCGATGAACTCACCCAGCACCCGCTCGAAGTCCTGGAAGTAACCGCCCATCGCATGGTCGACGTGGCGTATCGTCAAGAAGTCGTGCAGTTCCTCGTTTGGCGTCGTCATGCCTTGAGCATACCACACAAAGCGACTAGCGCCCAACCGTGCGCTCCGGATGCGCACCGCTTGGATCTCAAGATGTTCCACACGAGACGCGCTACCCGTAGCGCCTCACCTTGCCGGCCGGATTGCGCCTCCTTGGCGTCCGGTTCTTCCCTTGGTGCATGGCCAAGCCGAAGGCACCACGTAGGCGCACCAAAGCCGCGCGGACCGACGCCCGTCTCGTAGCGGCGCAGGAGGTCGCACAGCGCGCGAACGCGAAGCTCCGCGAGCTCAGGGCCCGCTACGACGCCGCCCAGACGCACATCGACAACCGCAAGCACTGGGGCGCGGCCGACGCCCTGTCGGCCAACGCCGCGAACGCTCCGGAGATCCGCCGCACCCTCCGCAACCGAGCGCGCTACGAGGTGTCGAACAACTCCTACGCCCAGGGAATCGGGCTCACGCTGGCGAACGATTGCATTGGCACCGGTCCCCGGTTGCAGGTGACGAGCGGGGACCGGTCCGCCGACTCGGCGCTCGAGGAAATATTCAGCGAGTGGGCCGAGGACATCGACCTCACCGGCAAGCTCCACACGATGCGGCTTGCCAAGTACGAGGACGGCGAGACCTTCGCCGTGATGGCGAGCAACCCCCGGAGTGAGTTCCCGGTCCAGCTCGATCTCCAGCTCGTGGAAGCCGAGCAGGTCGCGAATCCCTTTCCGACGCTCGAGCCGAACGAGGCCGACGGGATCCTGTTCGATCGTTTCGGCCGCGCGCTCAGCTATCAGCTGCTGTCGGAACATCCCGGCGACCGGCGATCGATGACCGGGTTCTTCAGCCAGGCGAGCACCATCCCCGCGCGCTCGATGCTGCACTACTTCCTGCGCCTACGGCCTGGCCAGATGCGCGGGATCCCCGAGATCACCGCGGCATTGCCGCTCTTCGCGCAGCTCCGCCGCTACTCGCTCGCGGTGCTGGCTGCGGCCGAGGTCGCGGCCGACCTCGCGCTCGTGATCCAGTCGCAGTTCCCACCGACCGACGCCGACGAGGCGGACTCCATCCCCGAGATGAGCACGTGGGAGCTCGAGAAGCGCATGGCAACCGTCCTGCCGCAGGGGTGGTCGCTCGGCCAGGCGAAGCCCGAGCAACCGACCACGACCTATGCGATGGCGAAGCGCGAGTATTTGACCGAAATCGCCAGGTGTTTGAACGTGCCATACAACGTCGCGGCCTGTGATTCGAGCTCCTACAACTACGCCTCCGGGCGCCTCGATCACCAGGTCTACAACAAAGCGATTCGCGTCGAGCGCGCGCGCATCGTGCGCCTGGTGCTGAATCCCCTCTTCCGCGAGTTCATCTCGGAAGCCTCGCTGATCGAGGGTCTCCTCCCGCAAGTCTTCCGGCGCCGCGGCCCGCTGCCAAGGCACCGCTGGTTCTGGGATGGATCCGAGCACGTCGACCCGGAGAAAGAAGCGAACGCGCAGGGCACGCGCCTCGAGAACAACACGACCACGCTCGCCGAGGAGTACAGCAGCCGCGGGCTCGACTGGGAAGAGCAGGTCCGCCAGCGCGCGAAAGAGGTGGCGCTGATGGACGAGCTCGGTCTCACGCCGGCGGCCGAACCCACACAACCCCAGCCGATGGTCGACGACGGAGAGCCGAATGGCGAAGAAGACTGAGCACCCGAAGACACTCTCGCTCATCTGCCCTGCGGGCCTCGTGCTCGCGGCCGATGGGGACGGGAAGAAGCTCCCGACGTTCTCGATGGTCGCCTACACCGGCGCGCCGATCCGCGTGTCCATGTGGTGGGACCCGGTCGTGATCGACCTCGGTGGAGTGTCCACTCCCACGCAGTCCGTTGCGATTCGCCGCAACCACGATCCGAGCAAAACCATCGGGCACTCGGACGCGGTGGCAATCCGAGATGGCCAGATCGTCGCAACCGGCGTGCTCTCGTTCGACACCGAGTCGGCGCGCGAGGTCGCGAGCTCGGCGAAGAACGGGTTCCCGTGGCAGGCGTCGGTGGGAATGGACGCCAACCAGGTCGAGTTCATTGCCGAGGGCAAGTCAACAGAAGTGAACGGCCGGATGGTCGACGGGCCGATCGACGTGATTCGAAAATCGACCCTTCGCGAGATCAGTTTCGTGGACTTGGGCGCCGACTCCGGCACGAACGTGTCGGTCGCAGCGTCCGCAAAGGAGACGGAAATGGCAGTCAAGAATCAGGACAAGGAGTCGCCCGCTGTCGAGGCGAGCGAGCCGGCGACGAAGGGCGCAGCTGCCACCGTCACCGAGACGAAGCCGGAGGTCAAGGCGCTGGGACCAGTGCCTGATCCTGCTGCTCAGGATCTGATCGCGGCGATGCGCACGCAGAGCGCGGGCGAGATGCGCCGCCAGGCGGCGATCCAAAAACTCGCCGGTCGGGAACACGGCGAGCTCGCGGCGAAGGCCATCGAGGAAAACTGGTCGCTCGAGAAGGCCGAGCTCGAGATGCTCCGGGCCGCGCGTCCGACTGCGCCCGCCGTGCACGTGGGCGGCGGCGGGATCGACGCAGCGACGATCGAGGCCGCGGCCTGTATCGCCGGCGGCTTGCGGAACATCGAGAAGAAGTTCGAACCCAAGATCCTGGACGCTGCCCACAAGGCGTTCAAAGGGCGGATCGGCCTGCAGGACATCATCGCCATCGCCGCGCAGCAGGGCGGGTGGCAGGGCCGGTCGGTGAAGGGCGACATGCGCGGCGCACTCGAGGCCGCGTTCTCCACGCTCTCGCTCCCCGGGATCATGTCGAACACGGCGAACAAGTTCCTGCTCGAAGGATTCATGGCGGTCGAGCGGACCTATGCC